AAAAAACAACAACGTTGTCGAAAGTCCGCCTGTTTACAACCGCAAAATCGTATTGCAGGCCTTAATTTCTACTCAACTGTCGCCGAGTGGAAAAAGATCACTTCCCTTATTTGGGAAACGAGAGAGATTGACTTGGACTTGATGGGTCAAGTCATTTCTGTCTTTCCTCCCAGTGGTGAAAAGAAAGTTCTCTTTGTCCCTGACAAAGGTTTCTTAATTTCCGCACCTGATGGAGGATGCCTACGTCATGCTATCAACATGTTCGTAGATGGTTGGGAGACTCGAAAGATTTCACAGAAATCCATCGAGCGGGAAGAGCAACTTCAATTGATCGCCGCTTCTTCCATCCCAATTCGGCCCATGCCTTCTCTTCCTGCCGACAAGAACATACAGATCTATACTTTTGGAGCTGGAGAGACTCTCCACGCGTATGTTTGGTTACCTTTTGGTGCTACTGCGGATCTTGCAGTCTCCCCAGATGTCTTTGATGGAATACTTCAAAAAGCTCAAGAGAATGTCGTTGCTATCGTTGATGAGCTGATCACCAAAAGGAAAGAGGAGGCTAATAAAATATCAGCTGCCAGAAGGATTGCTAAAGAGAAGATGGCGGCTAAGATCTCTCTAAAGAAAGAAGCTAAGCGTCGTGCCCTCCGAGTTCGAAAATTCAAGAAAGACGCTAGGAAGTTCTTAAAGAAAACAGCTCACAAACTTCAATTCCCGGATCAATATGGAGCTGCTGATAGGATTGAGATCATTAGTGAAGTCTACGTAGATTTGAGACTAGAGTCCATTCTGGCCAATCTCCATACTACCACATATGAAACCGTTATCTTCATTTTTAAAATGTTCTCAAATGATGGTAGTAATGGTCTTCCCCGAAGTTCCTTGTTCATGCCGTTCACCAAGTTAAGCTTGACAGATGCTCAGAGACTAATTGCTTATGGTGAACATGATCGCGAGACTGTTCAACTAGAAGTGGAAAGGATCCGGGATTTCAATGAGGTGAGGAAGACTTGGCTTAAGAACAATTTCAAGCCCATAAACGGCTCAGGCGAAGAAGACCCTTTTTCTGCAACTCTTGATTACGCTGGTAAGAGATTCCGTAGCAAAGGCAATACGGTTTCTCTAAACAAACAGGAACTCCTCGACCGCCTGAAACAAACTTATTTGAGGAAAGGTCCTGCTGTTGCCTTTAGAGAACATCTTATTCATACTAAGAAAACGGAACTTCTTGTTTGGTCTGCTTATGTATGTGTAATGCTCTTCTTCGTTATATATCATTTTTTCATAGGTGATATATTCAACTATCCGATTCTTGATTCTTTCGTTCAGTGGAACATGAGAAGATTGAAGAACCACATCATGAGTTTGGTTAGTTGGTTTGTGGTCGTTGCTCTCTCCTTCTTTTGGTCTTATTTTAAGATTCAAAATTCTGTTGACCACGCTTTCAGAAGTTTCATTTCCGATAAGATCTTCTTTACTTTGAACATTTTTATCCTAATAGCGTTCTTCCTTCTTAGAGAGGGTATTTTGTTCATCGTGAGTGCTGAAATCCCCGTCCTTCTTGACGCGTGCAGGAATCACATAAGACTGCTAATGACGGGTGAAGACCCTATTATCAATTTCTTCCGAACTCTTCCCTACGATAGATTGTTGAGAAGTTTGATAGCACCATTAGTCACCTTTTTGAAAGAAAGTACTCTTCCCTTGATTTTTATCGTGTTTCACCGACTATACGATCGTGCTTGTGTTGATAACTTTCTTTTCAACGCTCTTGAAGCTGATGGTTCACCTTACAGTGAATACAGTCCAGGAGTAAAGCGTGTCTTGGAATCAGTCTTCGAAGTTTTATTCTTGATTAAGTTTAGATTTGATTTTCTGCAAGTAGCTAATTTCATCATCCCGGATCCAACAATAGTTCCCTATACTGGAAATGTGACCTTGGCTGATCTTCATACACTCCATTCGGGTATGCGTGTCAAGGGTACTAAGCAAGGTGATGATGGTAGTGATTGTTACCTCCCTAAATTTGGTTTTGATGGAAAAGAGTTTAAGGCTAATCCCCCATTTGCGCTTAACAGTACTTTGTTGAATGTAATGTCCCACTGTGGTTTTAAAGTCTGTAACACTGACTACGATAATAGCAGAGGACAGAGCAATGGAGGACATTCTCATCTTAGATTTGTAGCCGACTCTTTTCTATGTGACTCCCTCAATAACATTTTACAAGCTTTTAAGAAAGCCCGTTCTCCACTTAACAATGTTATTTGTGATTTAGGCTCTAAATTCATATCTACTATCAACAAGTATCCGGCTTGTTTTGTTGGTGAGATTAGTGACTGGGTCGAAAAAGAAGAAACTTTCCAAGGAAGAGATCTTCGTACTGAGCCTATGGAAGAAGATCAAGATGAAGACTGGGAAGCAGCAGAAAGAGATGGCCATCAATTCCGTGATGATGTCGATGATACTCTTGTACTCATCCGCCCTAGAATAGGTCAACATACTGAATGTGATCCCAATAATGTTACTCAATGGTCAGCGCTTTTCAACAAGTATGAACTTCCCGAAGCTTTTATAGATGCTATTGAGAATAACGCTCCTGGACCAGACTTCCATGATGCTTTGACCAGAATTCAAGTTCGCTCTAAATTTGAAGTTAATCATAGGGAGCACACTGAGAGGAACGGACAAAGAAGAAACCCTAGAACTGTCACTCAGTACAAATATAAGACTGTTAAGAGCGATGTGTTCATTTTTGGAGGTACTTATGAAGAGTTCAACCAAATGATCTATCGTCAGACTCAAAATCTTGCTAATAACGATATGGTTGGTACTCTTCTTGCTAAGTTTGGAAGTTTCAGAAATACTCATGTCGTCGTGAACGACACCCACTATTACATGACAAGAGATTTTAACGCTGTTAAGAATGGTAATGTCACTGCTAATATGTGGAAGAAAGCAACTTTCTACATCACAGGAATGTGGTATGATGTCATCCCTGGATATTATGAATATCTGTGTAAGGAAGGTTTCTTTAGAGTTTTAGATGACTCTCGCGTTTATCAGATTGCTTCCCAACCCAATACTGGCAATGCTTACAAACACCCCTTGACTATTCAGAGCTACACTAACAAAATGTCACTTGGATGGTATGGTTGGTTTGCTTTTAGAGGAAGTATCGCGAATTATAGTCAGAAGGAACTCATCAATCCCCTGTATTCTGACGAGTTTGACAGATGTGTTTTTGGCGGTCTCAGTTCTACACCCAGTTCTATTCAACAATGGTTTTTGGGTACACGAGAGGCGAAGAATCTCGAACAGTTGGGTCTCACACAGTTGCTGGGAGCTAGAAGAGGCATTGCAGAATGGAAAAGCAACTTGTCTTCTTGGATTAATCATCTTATTAAAATGCATAATTCCGAAGCACACGGAAGGATGATTAATGATTACCAATCCACCACTGTTACTCTCCTTAAAAGATTGTTTGGCGATTCTGCTCACATAATGAACTTCCACATCACTGATGACTGGAGGAGAAATGTAGGAATAGTTCGTTTTGATCAAGCTCTTCATGAAGATTTTAGATTGATCAACGGGAAAGCCAAGCTAATAAACGGGAGAAAGGCAAGAGCTGAAGAGAGGCGAGTTAAGGAGGAGCTACAGAATGTTTGGACTGCTAAATTTAATGCAATCAGTGATCTTTTGAAAAAGAGCGCTGACAAGAAAATGAAGAAACTTACTCGTGAACTCAACCGGATGATTGAGAGTTTGAAAGAAGTTAAATTTGTTTTGAATAAAACTCAGAAGGACATGCTTTATTACCTGGAGAAAAGACTTTCTGTTGAACAAATCGAGAAAGCTAATACTCACGTGATCAATCATGATGAAAGAAGTGAGGAGAAGCTTAATTGGCTTAAGAAGAAGTTCTTGGAATCAAAACCTGACGTTCGGTATTTAAAGAAGGATCAATATGTTAGGTCGGGTTTCGAGGTGCTTTGCAAAGAGACTGCTAGGAAAGTTCATGAATTTGAATGGAATTCTAAGAGCACTATTGGTATGATATGGGCTTTCTGTGGTAGACAACTTTCCTGTTGGGTTAGGCCCGACGAAGTTGAAATCCAAAGGTTTAGTGCATTTAGTAAAAGAATGATTGAAACTTTGGTTTCTAAGTGCAACAAACTCCCGCTTAATCTCATAAAATTCGAAGACTGGATTGAGACTAAAGTTGGATGGGATAAGCAAAAGAAGTTGAAGTACATTAACACTATCAAGGGACAACTTCTAGGGAGAGTTAAGCTTGAAGGAGTTTATGAAGGAACTGTCAAAGAGGGCGAAGTCTACTACTCTAAGAGTTTGAACAGAGATCATGAAGGTTTCTATGATCCAAATTCTTCTAGATATAGATTTTATGTTAATCCTTCCACGGAGTGGTGTGGTTTCCTTACTTACGTTCAAGCTTATATTTTCAAAGACTTCCGGAGTGTTTTTGGAGAATTTTGCCACGCACTCAACGCTAAGAAGCTTAAGAAAAGAATCCATAGAAACATTTCGATGATAGATTCAAATCTTAACAATTTGGCTTCATTCTCCATTGACGGAAGCAAGTTTGATAGCACTCAGCACATTGAGATTATTAACGCTGTTGATAACCTCTTTTGGAAGAAGTATAGGCCTAGATTGATCGAAATTGTTAAAATGATCGCCTTACATTATGCTATCGATCTTAACTGCGAACGTTTTGTTGATCTTGTTATTAGAGCTGCTACACAAAATATCGCACAAGTATTCCTTAAGCTCCCAAAAGTTCAGGACAATATGTTGACACCTAAGGAGAAAACTGTCTATCTCAGACATTATCCAAACAAGAAATTAAGAGCTGAGAAGAGAGGTGAGGATGTCTTTGCGGGGCTTGTTTGTTTCTACTTGTTAGGAACAACTTACAGTGGTAATCCTGTGAGAACCACACTTGGCAACACTATGCGTTCAGTTTTCTATATGTATTATTATTGTTACAAGTGTGGTTTGTTTACTTTTGAAGACTGGGATAAGAGTTTTAACTCTCCTAATTTCAGAAGGAAAGTTTGGTGCATCGCTTCAGGAGACGATACCGTTTTATGGCTTAGGAAAGGTGATGTTGAAGCTGTTGCAAGGGAGATGGATCAGATCACTACTGAAGACAAGGATTCTGAAGAAGTTATTGGAATCGCTCAGATCATTGTTGAAAAACAAATATCTGAGTGGTGGGATAATGAGTTCTGTTCTAAGTGGTTTTATTTCCCAAAAGATGGAGATTTCTCTAGTACAGAAAATTGGAAATGCACGAGAGATCTTAAGAAGTTGTTTACTACTAAAATGATCTATAAAGGAACGAACAACTTTATTTTATTTAACCCTCTGATTCATGCTAGAGCTATTTTTGAAGGAGTTCAGAGTGAGGTTAATAGCTACCTGATTAATTCGATTTGCAAATTTAGATTGAAAATTATTCAGGAAAGAGAGAGTGAGAACATCTCTAAAATAGAAGAACATTTTGGTGAGGGATATTTTGAGGATATCTCTAATAAGTTCTCACAATGGTATGAACTTGAATACAAGAAGTATTTCAAGAAAGAATTTTTCGCTAGTGAAAAGTTAGAAATTTTTGAATTCGATCGCGATTATGAGCTGTGGCTCATGCAAAGGATTGGGTTTGATATTCCTATGCTTTGTAATCTAGTAGAAGATGGCGTTATTTATTTATAAATACGTTGTTTAGTTCTTCTTGTTTTGTCTTGAATTCTCGATTGTGCTTAAACTCTATCAAACTATGTTTGAAGGAGTATAAACAACTCAAATTGGAACTATGTTCTAAACTTTGGGGGGAAAGACTGTATAGTTA